CAAAGTCTATCGAATAATTTCTAAGTTCTTTTTTCTTTGTTTGCTTGTTCATCACCCAGTCAACGACTGGTAAATTTATTGGACAAACTCTAACACATACTTCACAAGCAATACACTTATCAAACTCGTAATGAATACGTCCACGATACCTTTCAGATGGTATCAGTTTTTCATAAGGATACTGTATGGTTACAGGTCTCCTCCTCATATGGTCAAAAGTTACTGATAAACCATCAAACAAATACTTAGCAGCACTAACTGCATCTTTTACATATGAAATAAGTTTATTCATTACCACTCTCGTTTAAGTTGCCTAATATCTGATACTCCATAAAGTGCTTTACATCTTTGTTCAGCATCAGCCCTCAAATTAGATTCACAAACAAATTCAACCTTTGTTAATCGATTTGATTGTAACAATACTTGAGCAGACCATTTAGTTTGTTTCATCGTTTGACATCATGAGCACAACCATCACCAGTATAATCATCACTATTATAATAACCGTTCTTTGTACCAAAGAAAAGTGTGGTTGCTACAAAAGGCAATGCCACTACAATTAGAAAAGTTGAAAATATCATCGTCTTACTACAATATCACCATCATCTTCATCATCCCCCTCCAACTCTTCTTTCAATGCATTTATTCTCTTTTGTAATTCTTGATACTCTTCTAAATCACAACTATCTTTTTTATCAAAAGTAACACCCATTAATTCTTCACCTGGTCTTACATCTTTCATTTCAGGATGAACTGCTCTCTTAACTTGAGTTGTCCAAACACCACTAGCATTAGAAGACCCTTCTTTTGCTAAATTCCACCCTTGAGAAATAGTTCGGATAGCCCAAACTAAAAGAGCAAACCATGTAAGCGAAAATAAAAGGTCTGTGATAGGATTCATCTTCTAAGTATTTTTTGTATAGGTACTTGCTTTATCTTATCTATAACATCAGTTTCTACTCTATCTGTAATTTTGTCAATAATATTAACATCAAGGTGCATGAATGGTGGAATGATTCCTAGTATCCTGAGAAGTCCATCGATAAACAATGCAAGTGCTGTAAATCCAAGAATCATACTAATAATAGTTGCTTCTCTATTATGCTTTGCCATTGAGGCTTCATCAATTTTTCTTGCCTCTTCTACAGCCTCATATACAGCAGCAGAAATCATCTTATCAACTTCAGTTTTTGTATAAAAGTTTCCTATGAATGGAATATCATGCTGATCCATTACTTTATCTCGAAATCGAGTCTGCGTACTTTTCTTTTGCGTCGTTGTTCCTGCCATTCTAATTCCTGTGAGGTAAATCTATCTTGTTGTTTTTCTTGATTAGACTCTACTACTATAATTTTTGATAAATTAACAGCAGAAAATGAATCTCCTTTAACAGTTAACATATTAGGGCAACCACAACTATGTGTTTGTGAGTCACCCCTCAATTCAGTGTTACACTCTTTACACCTAACGATAATCATTTGTTTACGAATTTACAGCTTTCCAGTCCCTATCAAATAATTCAAGTCCTTTATCAGTTAAAATGTTACTATACATTTTTTGGAAGATTGCTGGTGGCATGGTTACTATATTAGAACCATATCCAAAACAATCACTCACATCTTTCACACTTCTCAAAGACGCACCTAGAACTTCTGTATGAACATTTTGTTCTTTATAAACAGAGACAATATCTTTTACTAGATTTACACCACCAAAAGAATTGTCATCAACTCTTCCGACAAATGGTGATATGTATGTTGCTTTAGCCTTTGCTGCAAGTATCGCTTGTGATACTGAAAACACTAAAGTAACATTCACTCTAATCAGTTCTCTACGAAGTTCTTTACAAGTCAATAATCCATCATATGTGCAAGGAACTTTAATCGTAGCAACTTCACCAAACTTCTTAGCTAACCTTCTACCTTCTACAGTCATCTCAGGAGAATCACCAACGACCTCCATACTGATGTCCTTAACTCCAATATCTGCAATTTCTTGGTAAACATCCTCTGGATTTCTACCACTCTTCATAATTAAAGTTGGATTGGTAGTTACTCCATCAACTAAACCAGTAGAAAATTCCTTACGGATTAGGTCAGTATCAGCAGTATCTAAAAAGATTTTCATAAGTATAGAGAATATTTATATAAACTTATTATATAATAAAAAAAGGAGGTTGTAAACCTCCTTTGTTGTGTATGCTGACTAAGTAGGCAATTCCTTACTGACTTTTTGAAGAGCAGCTCCTTTCTCAAGGTTAGCTTGTTTAAATACCAACCTAGCATTTTCTAATGATGTTTCACCACCATGTCTATGTGGATCATAATGATCTACATGTGTTACTTGTCCATTTAAGATGTGACGAGCATCGATCTCCTCTCCAGTGATTGCACATAGACCATTCTGCCTCTTCCATAAAGTGTAACGGATCTTTGGATCATAGTTACGTTCTGTATCTCTAAAGGTCAAAATACCATCAGGAACTTGAGAGATTGAATCAATCAACTTCTCTTCTCTTATTCTTAAGAAATTTGCTGATGAGGCACGAAGTAATCCTGCATAGGTTCTAACATTAGTACCTTTCTTACCAGTGTAAAGAATTTCCTCTGAGGATGTTCTCTCTAATTGAGATTCAGCAAACCAATTATAGAATTTTTCATTATCTTCTATAACAACTGAATTACGATTCAAATGATCAAGAAGTATGATAAAGTCCACCATATTTGAATCATCTCTACCATCTGCTCTCCATGCATCCTTACCAAATTTTTCAGCTAACTTAGTTAGTTGTCCGATAACTTTTTCTGTGCGGTTGAAAGCAATGACTTCTGCTGTACCATCCCCATATGCTTCATCTAAAGCATTACCATTTAATCCTTTAGAAACTCCATGAGCACAGATTACAGCAGCCTTAACGATTAATTCATCAGGATATCTGCGATTGATTTTTTTCTGATCAATTACTTCATTTCCTGCCTTGATCTTACTATAGATTCTACCAAATCCTTTTGCATATTTTTTAGTAGTATCTCTAACCAGTTGACCAAATTTGCAAGGAATTGCATTACGTTTTTCTTGACTGTTTAATGTCATTCCTTTATTGACATTACAGAATAATTCAGCAAGTCCTTTACGAGTTGACTGTGTTACAACAACAAAGTTGAGTATGGTATTGTCAATATAACCTTTAACTTCTGGATCAAGATCCTTGTAATATTTTTGATCATTGGTTGCCTCAAACTCAACAAGATTACCATGCTCAGTTTCATACTTTCCTAATGTAAGAGGAAACTCATTGTTTAAGAAACTCGCAACACAATTGTCACGATTATTTCCATCAATAGTGATATACTTATATCCTTGATCTTGCAAATCCTTGAAGAATTTGTAGTCAATATGTGTTGGTCCGTATCTTCTCTCTATAACACTTACAATTTCATCTACGCTTCCTAGAGTAATTGCAGTTATTGCTCTACCTTCAATAATTGATTTCATATATTCTTGATTCATCAACATCACCCATCGGGTGTTTGATTGAAATGCCTCATCAAGATATATCTTGTGCTCAGCCATTAAGTACGCAAGCTGAGATACACTTAGTGTATAAGTGTCGTGTTTGGTTTTCATTTTTTTAGTACCAGTTTTGGATTTGAATCTCAGAGTTGAATGTGCCGTCCGTCCGTAAGGTTGGAGTTTAATTCGTGTCTTTGATATTTCTAATTATACATGATAATTAGGTTTTGTGCAACTATGTTACGGATTCGTAACAATGTCGCTAATAAGACGATCACCTAGCACTCTTTTCATTAGTTCTAGGGAAACTTGTTGAGGTCGTTGTTTCCAACCATACCAACTTGTCTTCTTGCCTGTATTATAGGGTGGAAGTTTTCCTTTGTCAAGGTATTGCTTTGCGGTACAGTCATAGATCTTTTCACCATCCTGTAACCACCAATGCTTTTCACCTCGATAGTCTTCTCCACTCATAGGAATAAGTGTATCACAGTCCATTAGATAATGCAAGGCCTGTGATGAATGATAACAATGACCATAGAATCTATTAGTCTTCTTATCATCAGGATACATTAAAGACTTCCTTCCTTTAAGAAGATCTGGTGTAAGATTATCCTGAACCAATCCTATCACAAGATCTATCTCAGAATAAGGAAATGCATCAAAACTTAATGTTCTTGTTTGAAATATTTTTTTATCTTTGTATCTATGCCTCTGTACTGTTTTCATCACTTTTATCAATAGAAATAATGTCAAGATTTTCTACATCATCAAGTTCGATCCAATCTTCAAACTCTGCATAGAGTGCCATCTTATCACCAACTAATTTGGAAGTATCAATTTTATTGATAGCCCATTCTCTTGTATAAGCAACAATTTCATCTGTCGTATCAAGTTTCATAATAATCTTTTCTGAAGTATCTGGAGAGGATGTTACTATTGTAGTACTTTGGCGTTCCATCGTCAAGCGATTCGGTGAGGACTCCGTTAACAAAGAGTTGTCTCGTTTCCTCGAAGTTTGTTTTGCCAGCTGTTTTATGTAAGCTGAGCATAACTCTGCTAAAGTTATGTCTACCCAGTTGTTGAATTTCTTCTTTAAGTTCTGGACAAGACCCATAATACTTTTTCCAATCAGATTCAGATTTTACTTTTCGTTTCTTTCCTTTGGGAGTTCTAAACTTCCAGAAATACTTACGTCCGATGTATTCTCTCCCATTCTGGAGATTTGTAATACGGTAGACGAAACCGAAGAAATCATCAATATCGTCAGAAGTGAAATGTTTACCCTCATATAGCCAGGGGTTTTCATAAATTCCAACTTCAACCATTTCATAAATTTCGTATTCATTTTATTTAGATTACAATTGGAATCCTGCAAACGTATCTTTCTTAACGTCTTGTTTAATACCACCTACAACATATGATTCAACTTCTGTCTCCTGTGGTGCTACTTGTAGGCCCTTAGAACTAATCCAATGCTCTGTCCAAGGTAATGGATTATTCTTTGCAGGAACATCATATAAAGGTTTCATACCAATGGTTCTTAATCTGCGATTTGCAATCCACTCAACATATTGTTGTAGAAGTTTATCATTCAAACCAATCATTGAACCATCTTTAAACAAATACTCTGCCCATTTCTTCTCTTCATTTACACAACGATCAAACATTTGATATGTCCATTCTTGTTCTTCTTTTAGAATATCAACCATTTCAGGATCATCACCACGTTTCCAATTATTAATTATTGATTGAGTAAGTGCAAGATGTTGATTTTCATCTCTCGCAATGAGAGAAATAATCTTAGCCGATCCTTCCATGAGTTTAAGTTCACCAAAAGCGAAGGAACAAGCGAAGGATACATAGAATCTGATTCCTTCGAGGATGTTAACATTAGCAACTGCTCTATAAAGTTTACGTTTTACTTCTTTCATCTCCAAAGAAGCTAAAGAGGTTTCCATATCTCTAGTCTCTGCCCACAATCTACCCTGACCCCAATTCTGTGCTTCATTCAAAAAGTCATCATAAGAACCTGTAACAGTTGCAGCACGTTCTAGAATACGAGGATCTTTAATTATAGTATCAAACACCTCTGATGGATCTGAATAAACATTTTTAATCACATAGGTATATGATCTACTATGAATCATCTCCATGAAAGACCAACACTCCATACATGCTTCTAACTCAGGTAGAGAACAGTAAGGTAAGAAAGCCATACCAGGAGCACGGCCTTGTACGCTATCGAGCATGATCTGGTATTTAAGATTGCTCGTATAGATGTGCTTTTGTTCTGGACGTAGTGTTTGATAGTCTCCACGGTCTTTTTGTAACGATACTTCTTCAGGTCTCCAAAAATATCCCAACTGAGACTTGGTTAAATTCTCAAACTGTGGATACTTAAAATTATCATATCTCTGAACTCCTAAAGGAGCACCAAAAAACATAGGTTGTTTTTTAGTATTAACCTCTTCAGTATTGAAGACTGTCATCCCTTTAACTTCTGTCATTGGTTTCTTAGATGTTGTTGATTTTCTAAATTGCACAGGATTCACACTCCTCTTCGTTTGCGTTTTCTAAATCATCAAGTAAATTATTTAACTTGTTGGTTCCCTGAATACCAACCTCATCTTCATTAGTGATTGTTAATTCAACTTCATCAGTTTTATTATCATATGTATTTTGATAATAAGAAGTTTTCCAACCATACTTATATGTTGTTAATAAATCCTGAGCCATAATACTAGTAGGAACTTCAGATCCTTCATACTGCTCTGGATTATAACTCCAATTGCCAGAAATTGCTTGATCAAAGAATTTTTGCATCACAGAAACCACATTAATGTACCCCTTGTTTCCTTTCATATCCCATAGAAGAGTATAATTATTCTTCAGTGTAGAATACTGTGGAACAACTTGTTTAAGAGGCCCTTTCTTTGATTTTTTAACGGACAAATAATCTCTAGGTGGTTCAATTCCGTTTGTAGCATTGCACACAACGGAACTGCTCTCCGATGGCATTTGTGCTGACAGTGTTGAGTGCCGTAACCCATATTCCAAGATAGATGCTCTAAGAGATTCCCAGTCATGTGCTAATGGTTGTGAACAAAGTTCATCTACGTCTTTCTTATATGTATCTATAGGGAGTATTCCTTCAGCATACTTAGTACGTCCAAAGTTTTCGCAATGACCTTTCTCTTGTGCAACTTTATTAGATGCCTTTAAAAGGTAATACTGGAAGGATTCAGATAGTCCATGCACCGCATCCCATGCTTCTTGAGAATCATAATTAAACCCAAGTTTTGCAAGATAATGTGCAAGACCAATAAATCCTACCCCAAGACTTCTACGTGCCTTTGTAGCGATTTCTGCTGCCTTTACAGGGTAATCCTGATAGTCTATAAGTTCTTCTAGGCCTCTAACAGCAAGATCACAGAGATCTTCTAATTCTTCATCAGATCTTATCTTCCCTACATTTACTGCACTGAGAATACAAAGAGCAATTTCGCCAAGATGATCATCAATATGAGTTATTGGATATGTTGGTAGAGTGATCTCCTGACATAGATTACTCATCTCAATCTTATCTTTAAATGAAGAGTGAGTATTGCAATGATCTATATTCATAATATAGATACGACCAGTCTCTGCTCTCTCCTTTAATAGGTTGAGGATAAGTTCCTGTGCTCCGATGGTGGTTTTTGGGATGGATTCATCTGATTCGTAACGGCAATATAAGTCATCAAACTTATCGGTCCCAAAACTCTCATACAAGTGAGGACAATCATGAGGGGAAAATAACGTGATTTCCTTATTGTCGATAAAACGTTGGTAAAATAATGCACTTAACTGGATGCTATAGTCGAGTTTTCTGACTCGGTTGTCTTCTGTTCCTTTGTTGTTTTTGAGGACGAGGATGTCTTGGATTTCTTGATGCCAGATAGGAAAGTGGACAGTCGCTGACCCACCTCTGATCCCGTTTTGAGTGCAGCATCTGACAGTTGACTCAAATTTTTTAAGGAAGGGGACAACACCTGTGTGCTGAACCTCTCCACCTCTGATTTTACTGTTGATACCCCTGATTCTCCCTGCGTTAATCCCGATACCAGCACGTTGTGCGACATATTTGCCAATAGCCATATCACTGCTAAAGATACTATCGAGGGTGTCATCAATATCAACCAGAACACAAGATGCAAATTGACGAATGGGTGTTCTGACCCCTGCCATAATGGGGGTTGGGATGTTGATTTTGTGCTTGCTGATTGCGTTGTAGTATCTTTTGACATAGTTAAGTCTCGTTTCTTTCGGGTATTCTGCAAATATTGTTAATGCGATCATCATGTACATGAACTGCGGTGTTTCATATACCTTTCCAGTACTTCGATCTTGAACTAAGTAT